GGTGATCCTGCAATTATTGGTGTTGCGTGTTCAATAGTTTCTGATATAACAAATGGAAAATATAAATTATTAAAATGGGACAAACAAGAAAGAAGATATTATCCTGTTGAAATTGATTTGTATAATAAAACTTGACAATAAAAAAATAAAATATATATAGAAAGGATAGAAAGCTATGACAATAAATTTTGAAAACGATAGAATACAATCGGTGGAGCAAATAGATTCCGCTAAAAGATTATCAGATAAGGTAATTGAATTAAAAGATTTAGAAGATGAAATTGCAAATGCAGAAGAGTCTGTAAAAAAATTAAAAGAAAGAGCAAATTATTTATCAGCTGTAGAAATTCCTGCAATGATGGATGAAATGCAAATTACAAAATTAAAGCTGAAGGATGGCGAGTCAGTAGAAATCAAAAAAATCTACGGCGCATCTATTCCAAAAGATCAACAGGAAGCAGCTTTTGAATGGCTTCGTAACAACGGTCTAGGTGATATTATTAAAAATGATATTACCGTTACCTTTGGTCGTGGCGAAGATAACAAGGCGGCATCATATGTCGACCTTGCACGAGGCAATGGGTTTGAACCAGTCCAGAAAATTGGTGTTAACCCAATGACACTCAAGGCATTGGTCAGGGAACGTCTAGAATCTGGACAAGATGTTCCCGCTGACCTATTCAAGCCGTTTGAAGGTAACCAAACGAAAATAACAAGACGCTAAACAAAAAAGGAGAAACTAGATGAGCGAAACGAGTAACGTGAAACAAGTGGTAAAGAAGTCAGAAGCAGGACTTCCATCTGCTTCATTATTTGAAGCTGATGCACACCTGGGTTTTGAGAATGTGAAGACAGAATCACTGGCTCCACCAATCTTAAAACTATTACAGAACGGATCAGCAGAAGCACAGAAACGTAATCAAAATTATGTTGAGGGTGCAGAACCTGGAATGTTCTTAAATACAGTTACAAAACAACTGTATAATGGTGATCAAGGAATAAATGTAGTTCCTTGTTATTACAAACGAGAGTTCCAAGAATGGTCCGATTACGGAACAGGTTCTGGTAGACCAGAAATGATATATCCTGATACATCAGATATTTTAGAAAAAACAACTAAAGGCCCTGATGGAAAAGATAGATTACCAAATGGTAACTACATATTAACAGTAGGTCAACATTTTGTAATTATATTAGGAGATAAAGGTTCTGAAACTGCAATGATATCTATGAGTTCATCTCAAGGTAAGATTAGCAGAAAATGGAACTCCATGATGAAATCTATTGTTTTAGATGGTAAGAATGGTTCATACACTCCACCTTCTTTCAGCCACATATACAAATTATCTTCTGTATTAAATACAGGAAAAGGTAATCAATGGTATGGTTGGAACGTAGCAAAAGTTGGTCCAGTAACGGATGCAGCTTTATACGAACGAGCAAAAAAATTCTATAGCAGTTTTGCAAATAGATAAAATTTCATTTGTTGTCCTAACAAAAGATGAAAATGCAGGCGATCGAAAGATCGCCTGTACGGCTAAAAGAAGAGAGAAGTATGTTAGAATTAAAAAACTTTATAGATATATTTGAAGGATCAAATAACGCTTACGGTCAAACTCGTAAAACAAATGAGTATGATGACAGAGGTAAGCATAAAACAAAATCTTTTATAATAAAACAGCCACCAACAGAAAAGATGTGGCAAGATCATTTAGATGGTATTGATCCAGCATTAGGAATTGTTCCTATCAATGAAGATAATAAATGTAAATGGGCCTGTATAGACATAGACGTTTACAATTTAAATCATAAAGAACTTATAGATAAAATTAATTTAAATAAATTACCTTTAACAGTATTTAGATCAAAGTCTGGGGGAGCGCATGTGTTTTTATTTGCAAAAGACTTTGTACCTGCAGCATTGTTAAGAGCAAAATTGAAAGACATTGCAGCTTTACTAGGTTATGCAAGATCAGAAATATTTCCAAAACAAAATCAAATTAATGCAGAAAGAGGAGACACAGGAAGTTTTTTAAATTTACCTTATCATAATTCAAAACAAACAATGCGATATGCTTTTAATAATAAAGCAGAAGCAATGACCCTGGAAGAATTTTTTAATCATCATAAACAAATATCTTTAGATGAGGATCAATTAGCTAATTTAAAAGTACAGGAAGAAAAAGAAACTGATTTATTAAAGGGTGCTCCACCTTGTTTAAAAATGTTATCTAAACAAGGAATACCAAACGGTCAAAGAAATAATGCAATATATAATTTTGGTGTTTATCTTAAAAAAAGATTTCCAGAAGGTTGGGACACAAAGATATTTAATTACAATGAAAAGTTTTGTGATCCACCATTAGACAAAAAAGAAATAGATACTTTAATAAAATCCATAGATGGTAAAGATTATCAATATAAATGTAAAGATGAACCTATTGCATCTTTCTGTAATTCTAAAGTATGTATGAAACAAGAGTTTGGTGTAGGTGATGATTTTTCTCCTGGATTAGAAATAAAAGAAATACAAAAGTATGAATCAGATCCACCTATATTTCTTGTAACAATAGGTGAAGATATGGTTGAAGTAGACGCAGCAGCTTTACATGAGCCAGATAAATTTTCTTTAAAATGTATGGAACAAATTAATCAAGCTATGTTACCTGTAGCTAAAATAGTTTGGAGAAAACAAATAAATAAATTATTACAAACAGCCATACCTGTACCTGCACCTGAATCTTTAAAAACAGATACACAATTAAAAGAATTACTTACAGAATTTGTAAGTAGAGTTAATGGTAAAAGTAAAGAAGACGTTAAGAAAGGACTTCCATTTACAGAAAATGGTATATCTTATTTTAAATATACAAGCTTTTGGGATTTTCTTGTTAAGAAAAAATCATGGAATATAAAATATGAAGCTACTTTAAGAATGTTACAAAAACTATTTAAGGCTGTAGAAAAATCATCTGTATTAGATGGAAAAAATACTAGGTATTTAATTATAGAAAGAGTTGAAATAGATAAACCAATTGCAAGAAAAAAAGATATTAAAGATGCGCCATTTAAATAGAACTGTAATACCTGGTCCACCAGGTACAGGTAAGACTTATAGACTTACTGAATATTTACAAAAAGAATTACAAGAACATAAAACAGATCCACAAAAAATTATTTATATATCTTTTAGTAATGCCGCAGCTGAAGAAGCACAAAGAAGAATAAATGATAAGTTATATCACATAGGCACAATGCATTCTTTAGGAAGTAGAGAATTAGGAATTAATACGAATACACATTTATTAAAAGGAAACAAATGGAAAGGTTTTAAAACTTGGTCTCAAGTATGTAGACATTTATCTTTTGAATCTAGAACTAATGAGTTTGGTTTTGTTGAATACACAAACCCACATATGAAAATTATTGAATATGCTAGATCAAGAAAATTAACTATTGAAGAAGCAGCTATACAATTAGAATTATATAAAACAATTGAGTTAGGTTTGACCGAACAAATAAAATTAGATTTAGAATCATACAAAGATCATACAGGTATGGTTGAGTATAGTGATATGATTTCAAAGTTTATCGATAAAGGTATCAGTCCACCTATCGATGTTGTGTTTCTTGATGAAGCACAAGATCTAAGTCCTCTGCAATGGGATATGTTTTTCCAATTAGAACGATCTTCTCTCCGTTCTTATATTGCAGGGGATGATGATCAAACTATCTATACGTTTCAAGGCGCTGATCCTAGTATCTTTATTAATTTAAAAGGTACTATGGATCCACAAATACAATCAAGAAGAGTTCCTAAAAAGATACATGAATTAGCAACTTCTATTTTTCCTTATATGTCTCAAAGACTAGATAAGAAATGGGAACCTAGAGATGCAGAAGGTAATATTTATGAAAATTCTAATTTAGAAGATATTGATTTATCAAAAGGTAAATGGATGATTCTTGCTAGAACCAATAAAATGTTAACTCCTATCATGGAACATTTATATTATTTAAATTTAAGATTTGATTCTAAATCACAAAGTTTATTACCTGAACAAATGTTAAATGCATATAGAGTTTGGGATAGATTAAATAAAGGTGCCAAAGTAAATAAAGATGATGTTAAAGATTTGTGGGAATATCTTAGTACCGAGAAGCACGTAGCGAGAGGCTTTAAGAATGAAAAGAAACTAGAGACCATTGTCTCGGTTGATATGCAAGAACTGAGAGAACAATACGGGTTGCGAGCGACGGGGAGCTGGGAACATTTAAATTTTCCAGAGCAAAGTAAAATTTATATAAAAAGTTTATTAGAGTCAGGTGACGATTTAATGAAACCTGCTAGAATAAAAGTGTCTACAATACATAGTGTTAAAGGAGAAGAAGCAGATAATGTTGCTTTATATACAGATATAGAAAGAATCATATATGAAGCTGCCTTGAAAGATCCTGATCCAGAACATAGAACATTTTTTGTAGGTGTAACAAGAGCAAAAGAAAATTTATTTCTAATGCAATCAACGTCAGAATATCAATACAACATAGGAGGACCAATAGTATGACAGATAAAAAAATGTTTGAAAAAGCATTTCCACAAGAAAAGCAGATAGGGGGTTCACATTATAAATCGTTTCGCATTCAACCGTATGAATTTATATCTAAGAATGACTTAAGTTTCTTTCAGGGAAACGTTGTGAAGTACGTTTGTAGGTATAAAGATAAAAATGGAATACAAGATTTAGAAAAAATAATTCATTATTGTGAATTAGAAATTTTAAAAATGAAAGATGATAAAAAGTAAATGTGTTGTTTGCAAAAAAAGAAATATTGCATTCAACTATGGATATATGTGTAAAAAGTGTTATAAGAAGAAAAGGAAGAAATGAAA